TTAAACTTATTCCTCTTGTCGGAAACGTGTAGGCCAGATCTCCCCGGGTAAGAATATTAGCTTTCGTACCATGTCATCGTTAGCTTTACTGAGACCAACTTCGAGTAGTATTGGACTTCAACTTGTCTAGCAGCCTTATCCAGTTAATTTCAGCCTTATAGCTACTTCTTGTTCATCGATGCAGTACTTTGCCTTAGACTTCCTTCAAATTCCACCTCACGGTGGACACCCTTGTCCTCAGCTCATGGTTCCGACTACTACGGCCCATAGCGGACTTTCACCACCTAGCTAATACCCATGCCGGGCGCACTAGAAAAGAGAGGCTGGGAAAATAATCCAACCTCTTTACTATTTTAAAGTGTAAACTGCCAAAACGCAGTAGATGGCTGGATTATGAACGTTGATAAATCAGCGTCCATAATGCCCCAATAGGCTAGCTTCGCGTCGTAGTCATTCTTGCAGGGGTGGGACTAAAAACTCGAAGCAAGTTTATAGTCCCACTCCTTTTATTAAATTATTTTAAATGTAGGAGCTTAAATTCTAAATAACACCACAAGATAATTAGTGAAATACTATAGGCAGCAGAAAGCCATACTACATATTTTAAGAACGCTAAGATATGAAAAACAGTTAATATTTGCAGACAAATTGTTAAAACAATCCACACTACTAAATGATCTTTTATCCGATCCCGATGTTCAATTAATTCTTCTTTTTTCATAAAAATACTCCAGATAAAAGGAGAGAATAGCTATGTCGTAACAGCTATTCCCTTCTTAAACTATATCTAATTTATCCTAATCGTTTTTATCCATCTTAGCTCGTAATTCTTTGCCGATCTCTTCATATCCTGGCTTCCCAAGCAATCCGAACATGTTAGACTTATAAGCTTCAACACCCGGTTGGTTAAATGGATTAATACCGTTTAAGTAACCTGAAATTCCCATCGCAACCTCAAAGAAGTAAATAAGGTAACCTAAAGTATATTCGTCTTCTTGTGGGATATGAACAGTCATCACTGGTACTCCACCATCAGTATGAGCAGCAACCACCGCTTCATAAGCCTTGGTGTTAACGTAATCCATTGTCTTACCTTCCAAGTAGCCTAAACCATCAAGATTATCTGGTTCTGTTGGAATTTCCATGTCATAATTTGGCTTATCGAGCTTAACAACGGTTTCCATTAAGAAACGGCGACCTTCTTGGATGTATTGACCAAGTGAGTGAAGGTCGGTTGTGAAGTTAGCTGAAGAAGGATAAATTCCCTTTTGATCTTTTCCTTCTGATTCCCCAGCTAATTGTTTCCACCATTCCGCAAACATCCGCATGTTAGGCTCGTAGTTTTCGAGTAATTCTGTTTCATAGCCCTTACGATAAAGAATGTTCCGGTAAGCAGCGTATTGGTAGGCTTCGTTCTTGGTTAGATCAGGATCAACATAATCCTTTTCCGCTTGTGCAGCCCCTTCCATCAACTTATCAATGTCCGCACCAGAAGCAGCGATTGGCAAAAGACCTACCGCAGAAAGAACTGAGTAACGTCCTCCAACCCCATCAGGAATAACAAAGGTTTCATAGCCATGAGCATCTGCTTCAGTCTTTAAGGCACCCTTAGCCTTATCAGTAGTAGCATAAATCCGCTTATTAGCTTCATTTTCACCATACTTCTTAATTAAAAGGTCCTTAAAGATTCGGAAGGCAATTGATGGTTCAGTGGTTGTTCCTGACTTTGAAACAACATTGATGGAAAAGTCTTTATCACCAATTAATTGGATTAAGTCGTGAACATAGGTTGAACTCAAGGAGTTACCAGCAAAGACTACCAATGGAGCTTTCCGGTCTTTTGCCTTTTGAGCTTGGTAGAAGGTATTATGTAAGAAGTCGATTGCCATTTGAGCCCCAAGGTAAGAACCACCAATTCCAATAACAACTAAGACGTCTGAATCACGTTGAATCTTGTCAGCGGCCTTCTTTATACGGGCAAATTCTTCTTTGTCATATTCGGTTGGTAAATGGAGCCAATCACGGAAGTCGGCGCCAGCACCAGTTCCATTCCGTAATTCATCATTAGCGGCGTTAACCATTGCTTGCATTTCGCCAAGTTCGTTTTCATAAACAAATTGCTTTAATGCGCTACTGTCAAATTTAATGTGTGTCATTCCAATAGCTTCTTTCTATTTTTATTTTTTAGACATTTAAATGATAGCGGATAATGAAGTCGGTTTCAATCAGAACTAGCAAATTTTTCTTAATGAAAATTGACAATTTAAGGTTAATTAGGCATACTGGGAATACACAGCGTATCCGCTTACATAAATTGAAGGGAATAATTATTCATGGATAAAAACACTGAAAATATGTTAGCTGGGAAGCCTTATCGTCCTGGAACACCGGAACTCAATAAGTTTTCTCACCTTGCTCATCGTCTTTGTCGTGACTATAATTTAACAACTGATGAAGATACTGTTGAACGAGGAATGATTATTGATCGCCTATTTCCTCAGCATGCTGACGGAATATATCTTCAAGGACCAATTCATATCGATTACGGTCGGTTTACTAAAATAGGTAAGAATTTCTATGCTAATTTTAACTTTACTATTTTAGATACATGTCCTGTTACTATTGGAAATAATGTAATGTGCGGTCCAAACGTCTCGATCATTACAGCCATGCATCCTCTCATGTATCAGCAGCGTAATATTCGTCAACAAGCTGACGGTCAGTTCGATGACGTTGAATATGGCAAACAAGTTACAATTGGCGATAACTGTTGGCTTGCAAGCAATGTAACAGTTTGTCCGGGTGTAACAATCGGCAATGGTTGCGTTATCGGGGCAGGTACTGTCGTTACTAAAGATATTCCTGATAACTCCCTTGTCCTTGGTGTCCCAGGCAAAGTAATTCGTCCCATTACTGAAAAAGATCGCTTAGGAAATTTCCCTTATTAAATAATAATTTCGATATTAAAAGACCTTCATCAAAATCCGATGAAGGTCTTTTTAAGTTTAGTTTTAATATAATTTAAGCAAAAATAGTTAAAATACTTCCGGCAACAATAAAGATGATTCCGGCAATTGTAAATGACATTTCTCGCCGAGTCTTGTGTTCATGAAGAACTAAGATACCACCAATTGTTGCAATAATAACGTTCATTTGTGTAAAGACAAAGGCTGTATTAATTCCTAATGCCCGTCCAGCAAAGATATAAGCTAAGGCAGCAATTCCCCAAGAAATACCACCCCAGATATTGAGATATTGCTTCTTTTGCTTAAAGGAGTCAATATTACCTGAACAAATAGCATAAATAACAGATCCAAGTAAAATCCCAAGCATTTCTGGAAGGAAGATTCCTAAAGAACTATCATTAGCAATCATTGGCATCTTGGGGAATGCTGAGTAAACCCAGTAACCAATAGAAGTAATTAATAGAAAAAGGAAATTCTGAACAGTAATTTTCTTTCCGCTGCTCTGATCAGTAACAGAGGTCATCAAAGCACCAACAATAACAATTGCTAAAGCGATAAAACCAATAGTAAGGGTACGTGCTCCACGCCATTCTCCAAAGATAATAACCCCAATCAAAGAGTTACCAACTAATTGAAGTACTGTTGATAGGGGAATCGTGTTTGAAACACCCATCCGCTTAAATGAAACGAATTGTCCAATTTGACCAATTGTCCATAAAGCACCACACAGTACTGAGAACCAGAATCCAGTCGTTGTAACAGTTGGATGACCGATAATAAATGCAACCAACCCAACAATCGTAGCACCGGCACCAATACCAAACATTTGGTTAATCGTTGAACCACCGATCTTACCAGTGATCAGTGGCATAATTCCCCAACCAATCGCAGGGATTAAAGCAAGTAAGTAGTTCATAAAAAATTCTCTCCTATCAATCCGTAATATTATTACGAGATATAAGTGTATCATATGGTAAACGCTTTCACAAGCGCTTTCTTTAAATCTCTTTGGATTATAAAAATTGGTCTACAAAAAATAAACACTTTATTATCACAGTTAAAGCGTTTCACTTAAATCATTGGCTTACTTTTTGTCTTTATTATTTGTAGGTTGAATATTATGAGGAGCGTATTCACGATCAGGGAAAAAGATTGTAAATGTCGTCCCTTTACCATACTGACTTTTTACATCAATTTTTCCGCCATGAAGAAGAACTAACTGCCGCACAATTGCAAGTCCCAAGCCAGATTCTCCGTACTTAGTATTCATCCGTGAACGATCAGCTTTATAGTATCGTTCCCAGATATTTTCAAGTTGTTCAGGAGTCATCCCAATTCCATTATCTTGAACTACAAATTGACTTCCCTTTTCCACACGTTTTCCCCGAATGTCAATAATTCCGTTATCAGTGAATTGGATTGCGTTTTGAATGATATTGAACATAATCTGTACAAACCGATCATAGTCTGCATATACCCGTAAATTCTTTTCTACATCCAAGTGCAGAGTATCCTTTTTCTCTTTTGCCTTTTTCGCTAACTGCTCTCGTAAATTTTCGAGTACTGCCGATGCATCAAATACTTTCCGTTCCATCGCAATTTGGTTAGTGCGAATCTTTTCATAATCCAAATTATCATTGACCAAGCGAATTAAACGCCGCGTATCATTTTGCATTAACTGGATACTATGCTTTTTATCCTCTTCTGGAATCGCATCATACTGTAACCCTTCAAGAATTCCATTAATGGTTGTTAATGGCGTCCGCATTTCATGGGCTGCATTGGCCATAAATTGGCGTCTTCGCTCCTCTTGCCGGCGAATTTCTTGTTGCGATTCACGTAACGAAGCGGTCATTTGGTTAAAACTCCGACCGAGGTCTGCCACTTCATCACGCCCATTATCGTCCACTTCAACATTGTAATTTCCTTGCGCAATTTGGTGAGTAGCCATCCGCAATCGATCAATTCGTTTGGTAATTGACCGTGCCAAGAAGTAACTAACTGCAAGCGTTACAAGACTAGCAGTCAGTAGTGCCATTATTAAGTTAATCTTTATTTGGTGCATATTTTGCTCAATTGTCGAGACGAAAGTTGCAATCGAAACTACCGCAATCATCTTTCCTTTATAGAAGTATGGTCGTGAAACTTCGGTCATTCGTGGAGAAACACCTTTTGATACTCGTGAATTAATTTTAGGAGTAATTAGTTTAGTACAAACAGTTTCTCCCTTTTTTAACTTTTTCCAATCATTTTTACTCATACTAGGAGCAAAGCCGTTACTGGCAAAAATTTTCCGATGAGTTGTATCATAAATTGCAAAGTGAACATTTTGCCGTGTTAAAAGATTGGCATTGCTATTTAACGATTCTGTAGCAAACCCTTCAAAACTTTGGGTTGCCATATTGTAACGAATAGAATCCTGAATTAAACTATCAGAATAACTTTTCAATTGTTGCCACGTATTATGATACATAGTGTTATTAGTTACATTTATAAACGAAATACTAACAATCACCATTAGCGTCAGAATAATCGCAAAAAATGAAAGCATCAACCGATACATTAATTTCATTAGTCGTTACCCTCGTCATCAAACTTATAGCCGACCCCCCATACAGTCTTAATTACTTGAGGTCCAATATTTTCTAACTTTTGCCGTAACTTTTTAATATGAGCATCAACAGTTCGCTCATCACCATAATATTCATAATCCCATACTAATTGTAAAAGTTGTGAACGGGTGAATACTTGACGTGGTTTAGAGGCAAGCGTCTTTAATAAGTCAAATTCTTTAGGTGTCAAGTCACCGACCGGTTTTCCATATAAGAATACTTCTCTTGTCTTAGTATTCATCTTAAAGTTCTTTGTTTGAATATCGAATGTATCATCACTATCAGTATCTTGAACATCCTCAAGTTTGTTTAAATGTGTTCGCCGATAAAGGGCCTTGATCCGCGCAATTAAAGTAATCGTACTAAATGGTTTGGTTACATAATCATCAGCACCAATTTCCAATCCCAATACCTGATCACTTTCAGTATCACGAGCTGTTAACATAATTAAAGGAACTGTTGGTGATACCCGTCGAACATCAGCTGCAACCTGCATTCCATCCTTTTTAGGAAGATTAAGGTCTAGCAAAATAATATCCCATTTATGAGGGTCAGCGTTAAACTTTTCTTCTGCTTCCACGCCATCATAAGCAAATTCATAGTGCCATTTTTCTTTCTTAAAAAACATTGCCATCATTTCACAGACAGAATGATTATCCTCAATCATTAATATTTCCATTTAATTCATTCCTTTATATTTTATCTGAACTTTATTTACTAATTTTTACATGAGAATATCTTCTTATGAAACCCCACTAATTATCCTAATATTTAGTATTAAAAAAGACTGCCATAAACCAATGGCAGTCCTTATAGGCATATAGTGGAGATGACGGGAGTTATACCCGTAACCTTAAAAAGACCGCCAAATCAATGTTTCTATGTTGCTGGACGTGAACCATACAACATCTGTACAACATTTGTTCTAAATTTCTTCAATAATGCTACCTATCGTATTATCTTTGACCGGGTGCAAATCATTATAGACTTGAATAGTAATTGAAGCGTCCTTGTGTCCTAGCACAGTTGCAACCTTATTGACTGGCACCCCATTTTCAATCAGCAAGCTGGTGTAAGTGTGCCGCAAGCCGTGTGGTGTCACATATAATGGTAGATTCTTTTCTTTTTCTATCACTTTCAACCACTTTCCGGGCTTTGATGGTGATAATATACCGCCTTTTTGATTGGTAAAGACTAACTGACCCGGTTTCAAAGAATTAACGTTAAAATATTGTAATTCTTTTTGTTGTACCAGTCGCCACTTCTTCAATACTTCAATGGTTCGTTTTCCAATTGGAACGTCACGAACTGAATAAACATTTTTAGTCTTCCCTATTATAAGGCGGTTATCTGTATCACGGGTAACTGCCTTTTTTATATGGAGAAAGCCCTTATTAAAATCTACGTTGTTCCAGTTCAAGGCTGACAACTCCCCTTTTCGTAGTCCCGTATGCGACAAGACAAAAAGGAAAGCAAACGCCTTATAGTTGGTTGGTTCGTAGTGTTCACGTAAACCTTTTTGAAAGACATTGAACTCATCCTTAGTGAATGACCTTATCTTTCTTTCATGGTCAACCCTTGGCCGTTCTATATTCTTAAACGGGTTATCGTGAATTAGTTTGTACTTAATTGCCAGATCAAAGATGCTTACAACATCATTAACTAGCTTGTTGTATGACTGTAATTCGTTAGACCATTGGTAAACCAATAATTGACACGTTGGAACACTAATATCTTTGATTAACTTATCGCCCAGGGCTGGTAACAAATGTTTCTTACATTCTGTTTCATACTTCTTATAGGTAGAACCAGCCACCGTCCGCTTCTTGTTTTCAAGCCAACGATTAGCTATTTCTTCAAAAGTCACCTGGTCATTATCGCTGAAACCGTGATTCTCTATTTCAATCATCTTGCGGCGATACCAGGAACGGGCTTCACCTTTTGTAATAAAGCCGCCCTTGTTATGCTGCTTGTTATCTGGCGTACGATATGCAACCCGATAACGTCTACCATTCTTAGTTTGATACTCATATGGTGTCATTTTTCATTCTCCTTTATACGTCCATTGTCTGGGCGTGAATTAATGACACGGGGGATATGTTAGGAGACGAAAAATACATAAAAGATATTTTTTTATTTAGTGATATTACTTTGAATAGCCACTTTAAACTGGTTAAAGCTATCGTCTAACTCATTAAATTTGTTTTCACCACTCAAGCACAGAGCAAGGAAAATTAAGAATACGTTTATATCAACTTTGACTTCATCGTTGTCTTTTATTGATTTTGAAATTTGAATAAATTTATTAATGTTTTCTTTTGAGAGTATGTCAAGATTAGGCCATTCGTTGTTAATAAACTCGTTTAAAGCCGTTGAATGCTTTTTGCTTTCAATCTTAACAAAACTATTTGTAGCTTTAATCACATCGTCAAGACCAGAAATATAAGAAGGAGTAACATTAAAAAAGTCTCCCAATGCAACCCAATATTCATTTTTTTGAGGATATGCTTTCCCGTTTTCCCATCGTGACATGGTAGCAGCCGTTACTGGGGAAACATTTTTTACACTTTGCTTTAGATAGGCGTTAAATTGCTTAACAAATTCTTTTTGACTAAGTCCTTTTTTCATTCTTAGTTCTCTAATTTTATTGTTCAATTAATTCACCTCGTTTTCACTTAATCAATGTAATAAAATTACACAAAATGCAATTTTATTGTTGACATTTATTATAAACCAACATACTATAAAAGTATAGAAATTACACTATATGTAATTTAATTGCTATATGTGTAATTTAGAAAAGAGGTGAATTTTATGGAATTAAAGACGAAGATTGAACTACCTAAAGAAGTTACCGATGCAATTAAAGAAGCGGTTATCCAGGCTTTTCAAGATGCTAAGAACAATACACGGGAAAAGGACTTTCCGCTGTATATGTCAAAGAAGCAAACTTGCGAATATCTAGGAATTGCTAACCGGACACTCAATGAGTGGATCGAAACTGGCAATATTCCTTACAAGCACATTGGTAAGACCTACCGCTTCAACCGCAACGACTTAGACAAGTTCATGGCAACAAAGTAATCAACCTGGCACGGGGGATATGTTAGGAGATGATTTATGTACAAACCATCAGTGGCTGGCACCACTTAAAAGTAAAAGGGTTGATTTAATTGGATAACAAAACACGGTTTGAAATACTACAACAAGATAGAAAGGAATGATAAATAATGACCAAGTTAATTAATTCGAGAATTGTGGCACTTCTTATTGGCGTTTGGATTGCCTATTGCTTAGGTGTTAAAGCATACGATGGCGCAGCGTTTTTATTGATTAGCTACTTGTTTGCGTCGTGTGAAATTAAACAGAATTAACCTGCAAAAAGGAGAATTAATATGACTGAAGCAGAAAGAAAATTAGAAAATGAAATTATTGCCATTCAAGACAAGATTATTAATGCTGGAAAATATGTTGCTGCCGTTTGCGAAGGGATTCCGAATGAAGGAACGATTACCTATGAAGATGGTGTGGTTATCACCGACCCGGTGGAAAAAGCGGATGACATTATTAAGACGGCTCACGACATTAAGAAGATGATTATCCAGTACCAAGCCTTAACTAAGTTAGAAGACAAGATTTTTGAACAAAATAAAAAAGCCGCTGACAGTGACCAAACTACCACACCCGGTACTGACAACGACTAACTAATTATAGGGTAAAGAATATTTGTTAAACAAAAAAAGTCCTTGAGCTGACGGGCTTTGAGGACGTGAAAAATAAATATCTTTACCCTTTCATTTTAACACAGATGAAAGGATTTGGAAGAATGGATTTTTATGATATTTTAGCGAAGTTATACCAGGCTACTGATCTACTTCAGGCCCTAGATGATGAACTAAGCCTAACACTAGATCACGTTGGAACGAAAAAACTTACCGCAAGCGAAGAACGGTTAATTGCATATGAAATTCAACGTGACCAGGGCGCTATTGAAACATTACTAGCGGTAGCCAAGGACAAGGTAATTGATTCAACTAAACAACTTAGTGCATATGACGAAGCGAAGGGCGGTGGTGACAATGCCTAAAACAATAGCCTTCCCTGCAAAAATGGCCCACGCTAACCGCTGGGGACTGTGGAAGCGTGATATTGAGGTAAGCGACCACATTAACAAGCTCCCCTGGGACCCACTTCGCAATCAGCTTGGCAAGAGTAATGACCCATCAACCTGGTGTAATTACCAACAAGCACGGCAATATTACCACGAAGCCCCTGCTGCATTTGGCGGACCATCATTCTACCTAGGCGATAGTTGGTGCCTACTGGACCTAGACGATATTACCGATACAATCGCCGAACATAATCTAGGTGAGATCAATCTGATTGACCAGATTCTCTTTTTGTTAGACGACACCTACTGTGAAGTATCTACGTCACAATCTGGATTGCATTTTATTTTCCAAGTAGACAGTTCCGTAACTAACTTCGGTCAATACAAAAAGGTTAAAGATGAATACACCAACAACAAGAGCCGTGAACTTTACCACGAAAAAAGATTTGTGGCCTTGACTGGCAATTGCTTAAATGACAGTGCGTCTCACATTACAACGATTGACCAGGAAAAGTGGTCACAACTTTACCATTTAGTGTTTGGCAAAGACTTAAAGCAGCCCGATAGTGTGGGCGCTGGCCCTGTCAAGATTCAACACCACCAGCAGCTTTCACCTGCTGCTAAGCAGATAATGCAAGCAATCCTTGACAGCAATACTGGTGATAACAAGCGTCTTCGCAATTGGCTTGATGTACCAGTTTTTGACAGCACAAGAGAAGCACAAGCCCACAAGGTATTTGACTTCGACCACAGTGCCGAAGATCAGAGCTGCTGCAATATGCTGGCCTACTGGACCAGATGCGACCCCCAGCTAATGGACGAGATTTTCCGACAGACACAACTATACAGGCCCAAGTGGGACCGACAAACTGGCGGTTTTACGTATGGCGATATAACCATTCAAAACGCAATTAACTATAAATCTGCACAGCTTAACAGTTGGAAGAAACGTCAGCCAAAAATTATCGTAAAGGGGGTCATTGAATAAATGAGTGATGAAAATATTGAAGAACGACTTCAAGCACTAAAAAAAGAAATTAAAGCATTCAGTTACCGATTTTCTTCTAATTCAAAAGGCGCAGAGCTTGCGAACAAAATTGAAGATATGCTGCTAGACGAGTATTCAAAGAAAGAAGCAGCTATATTCGGCGCTGACGTTCTCAAAAAAGTTAAAAGCCTTGAAATGGCTAATTCAGATTATAAAGCCCTGCTAATTCTAGGTCTAACCGATCAAATAGCATTAGGCATTCGGCCGGATTCTAGGCAAGAAGTAATGGACAATATGCTGACTTCAAAGAATGGCGCTATCAATGCAAAGTCACGAGAAAACGTCCGTTTAATCCTAACTAGGGATAGCCATTACAGCGGGTTGCTTCGTTGGAACCAATTTACTGAACAAGCTGAATATCGAAAAGATTCTAAAACTAATAACTATGTACCAGTTGATGATAAATTTACTAACCAACTAACTGATAATATTGAACGTTATTATCGCTATACCCCTTCAACTCAAACTGTTCTAGCTGGTATCAAACTAGCAGCCCTTAACAATTCATACAATCCAGTAAAACAACGGATTGAAAGTGTTAAATGGGACGGTAAAAAACGGGCAGCGACCTTCTTTATTGACTACCTAGGCGCTGACAACAACGATTATGTTAAAGCGGTCACAGAGACATGGCTAACTGGACTGGTTGCCCGTGCTTATAATCCAGGTGTCAAATTTGACATGGTACCGGTAATTGATGGTGCCCAGGGAATTGGTAAGAGTTCACTTATTTCTTTGCTTTCGGAGCCTAAATACTTTGATGATTCGCTTATGACAATGGGTGTCCGTAAAGACGATTTAATCAAGGTCCATGCAAAATGGCTGATTGAAATTGGCGAGTTGGAAGCAATGAATGAGACTTCTATTTCCCGGACAAAATCTTTTGTTACCGCAACAAGCGACGGCTATCGTTCCCCGTACGGTACTATCAATGAAGATCACCCACGGAAGAATGTATTTATTGGTACTGTCAACCGGACAGAGTATTTACACGATCTAACCGGGAACCGCCGTTTCTTCCCTATTCACTGTGAAATCAATCGAGCTGCTAAGAAGTTGCCGCGGCCTGGTGATTACAATAATTCAGAAATTTTACAGGTACTAGCCGAAGCTAAGACTTTATATGACAACGGGCACCCGTTAATGTTAAGCAAGTCAATGCAAGTAATAGCTAAGCAAAAACAGACCGAAGCTAATACTCTTGATATGCAAGCTAACCTTATGAAGGAATATGCTAACCTACTGGTTCCAGTTGACTGGGACAAATTCTCAATCTTTCAACGGAGGGAATATTGGAAACGTGTTAGAGATGAAGGCGTATATGCTTATGTTACTCAAAGTAAAGATAGCGATAACGTTAGAACAATTATTGCTAAAGAGGATTTACACAAGATGAAGTCATTTACTAATTCAGAATTGTTGCAGGTTGCCTTTAATCAAACCGATAAAGAAATTGCTAGAGGCGGCCAAAACACACTAACCGCTAAGATTGCAATGGTATTCGATAACGACCCCGAATGGAACAAAAGCGACCATTGTAAATTATTTGGTCACAGGAAGAAAGGATATAAGCGTGTATAGGTAGCACGGTTAGGCACAGTTAAAATTTTCTACCGTGCATACCTTTATCCATTGGTGCCGTAAGGATAGATACACATTCAGCACGGTTGCACACTATATAAAGAGTAACCTTGTAAGGGTTGTAAGAGTAAGTTACCTAGTAAATGTTTTTAGTTTTTACCGTACCGTGCCGTTATTGTCACAAACATTGATATGACGGCAATTCAAGGCGGCACGGTAGCATAAATGAAGCGTGCCATTGTGGGCGCTCACACAGTGAAGGAAGAAGGATAATCATGATTAAAACAAAAGAATTTGTACATTACAGTGGATTAGAGAGTAAGAAGCCTAGCCTAGAAGAACAGATTAATGAGTTTATCAAAGACAAAGAATTAATTGATATTAAATATCAAGTTAACGAAGATGAAGATTTCTTAAGCCGTTATGCACTGGTAATTTATAAGGACGGTGATAAATAATGCTTAATTACGATATAACTAGAATGAAACACAAGGTGGAGTTTGATACTACGAAGACAGTAACTAACCCTTACAGCGGCGTTAATGAAAGTACAACAGTGCCAGTAATGAGCCTATGGTGTGGCGAGTATACCAACACACTCAATCAGACCTACACTAACTTAGGTAACTCTGTTAGTGCTGATATAGTTCTAGCCGTTAGACATAACGACCAGCTCAATAAACAATTACAGGTAAAGTACAAGGGAAAAGAATACAAGATCATTAACATTGATAGTGACGATAGATTAAATGCGTTTGATCTTATCACACTACAAAGTAAAGACGGTTTATCTAACAACAACGATTAGTATTTCAAGGGTGCTGATTCAGTACCCTTTTTAGTTTGGAGATGATTGTAATATGAAACCTAGACACCTATGCAACTACCCAGGTTGTATGGAGTTGATACCATATGACCAGCGTTATTGTAGTAAGCACCAATACCATAAGCCAATTGACTTAGCAGATAAGCAAGAACGACACAGGATTAATAAGGCAACCTATCGTAAGCGTATGAACAGTAAGCACGAAGGCAAGTACCAACGCTTCTATCGTTCGACAGCATGGCAGAAGTTAAGCCACTACTGGTTGATGACACACCCGTTGTGTGTAGTTTGCGAAGCACGTGGAATATATCGCAAGGCTGACCTTGTTGACCATATCGTTGAGCTAAGAGACGACTGGAGCAAGCGATTAGATCCAGATAACCTACAAGCGTTGTGTTATTCGTGCCACAACAAAAAAACGTGGCGAGAAAAAAGAAAAAGACGAACGAAAAGTAATGTTAGAAAAATATAATTCGTTTTTTACCCCCGGCCATGACATTTCTTGGCAGAGCGAGCCACCCACTTTAATTTTAAAAAACTTCCATTTTTGCCAGATCACTAGACTATTATTTATAATAATTATTAATAATTATATATCATTATTTATTATGTAAATTCTATGATGACAAGCGTTGGGGGCTATTGAAACTATTATTTATAGTTGCCCTTTTTGCCAAAAAGAGGTATAATGTTCGTATAATAAAGATTACTGGGTATAAATAGCCATTAGATGTTCGTCTATTGGCTGTTTTTTATATATATAAGGTGGTGAATGTATGGCTGGAGCAAAAATTAAACCAGTAGAAAAGTTAAGAGGCCACTGGACGAAAGATCAATTAGCAGATCGTGAAGAAGTCCAGAATAACCTTAAAGAAAACTATGAAGCAATTGATGAAACAGTGCCCGAAGAGTTACACGGTTACGCCCGTAAGGAATGGCAAAAGATCGTGCCCCTGCTCAAAAAGGAAACACCAGCAAGCAACCTAGACCGTAGCCAATTAATTAATTACTGTGTCCTAGCACAGACAGTCCACACCTGCCAGAAGTATATCCTTCAAGATGGCCTGTGTGTTATGACTTCGCAAGGCACTAAGAAGATCAATCCATACTTCAATATGCAAGACAAGGCCATTAAGAATATGCGAGCAATTGCCAGTGACTTCGGACTGAATATTAGTAGCCGAGCTAAACTTGAAAATCAGAAAGTTAAGCAACAAGACCCCGAAGACCCGTTTGCTGACTTCTTAGAAGATGATGCCGGGTGATTAAATATGTTGATGATGTATTATCTGGCAAGATCGTAGCTGGCAAGAAGATACGCCTAGCCTGTGAACGCTACAAGCGTGATTTAGAGCGTTCAAAGAGTGACGACTTCCCCTTCTACTATGATGAAAAGATGGCACGTAAAGCCTGCCAGTTTGTCCAGATGCTGCCATTAACCGATGGTGGCAAGTTTCACTTAGCAGAATACCAAGAATGGATTGTAAGTGAACTTTATGGCTGGCGAGTTAAGGAAACGGGAGAACGGCGTTATACACAGGGTATGGTGTCAATGGCCCGTAAGTCTGGTAAAACTTACCTAGCTGCTTCCCTAGCCGCTATTGGCTTGATGATGGAAAACAAACCGGCTAAGAACCGCCAAGTCCTGTTCGTCTCAAACGCACTGAAACAAGCTAAGCTGGGGTACAATATGCTTTCGAGTAGTCTCAGACAAGTTCAGAAGACTAGCCGTCTAGTCCGTCACCGAGTTAAGGTGCAAAAAGAACGGATTACTGATCTGCCGACCGATAGTTTCGCCACTGCCTTGGCCAGTGATACCAATACCCTTGATGGTTACGCTGGCACAACAATTATCCTAGACGAGTATGCGGCGGCAAAAGATCGCAAGGTATACGACGTATTAAAGTCCGGGCAAGCGCAAGAGCCAAACAGTCTGCTGCTTATCATTTCTACAAGTGGCCTAGACTTAAATGTTCCTATGTACACTGAATATAAGATGTTAAGCGATGTGTTAGCTGGTAAAAAGCAAGCAGATCGCTATTTTATTGCCATTTGGGAATTGGACGACCGTAAAGAAGTCACTAAGCCTAAGACGTGGATTAAAGCTAATCCTATTTTTGAAATTCCAGCAATTAAGAAGCGTATGCAACCTAAGATCCAAGATGATGTTGATTTGGGAATAGCACAAGATGATTTAATACCAGTCTTAACTAAAAACTTTAATATGTGGCTTCAAGCTGCCGATGATTCCTATATTAGTGTGGACGACTGGGATAAAACCGAAATAGATGCCCCCGATACCACCGGACGTGACGTCTATATTGGTGTGGATATGAGTAAAACAAATGATTTAACGGCTATAAGCTGGATTGTACCAGTTGATGGCCGTTTTTATGTGGATTCTCATTCGTGGGTAGGTACTAAGTATGGCCTAGATCGCAAGATTAAGTTAGACGGCTTCAATTACCGGGCTGGCGAGAAGCGTGGTGAGTGTTCTATCACTACCCTAGAAAGTGGCGTAATTGATACCGATGATGTGTTCAATTACCTAGTTAATCTAAGCAATAAGAACCACTGGAAACCGATTATCTGTTATGACCCTTATAACTTCAATGATATTTTAACCAAGATTGAAAAACATATGCCTAACTGGGATATGCGAGCCGTAAGACAAGGTAGTTTAACGCTCAATGTTCCTACCCGTGATTTTAGAGACAAGTTGTTTCAAAAGAAAATCATTCATAACGATAACCAGCTCCTTCGCTATTCAATGATTAATGCCCGGATTAAAGAGGACAACAACGGCTGGCAATTACAGAAAAAAGACCGTAATTCTAACAGCCGGATTGACCCGGCGGCTGCCCTTATGAATGCTTATGTATTTGCCCGTTCCTACTTTGATGAACAGGAAAAGAGCAAGACATTAAATGACTTCTACTCCAGTCCAGAGTTTATGCAATGAAAGGTGGTGAGATGAATTAATGAGTTTGTTTAATAACTGGTTTGGTAAAAATACGACTACAACCAATCATGACCCGTTTCTTGATGCGTTGGTTAGCATTTCAAGTGACGACCCCTATGCCTATGTATCACCGTCAAACTTGCGCAATAGCGATGTTTTTACGGCGATCAATATTATTGCCAGCGACATTGCTTCAAACCCTGTTCTGTGTGATACGGACGTAATCAATAAAGAGATTAACAACAGTCCTAATGACACGATGGACGGCTTTCACTTCAAGTATGCCCTGGCTGCCAATATGCTATTAAATGGTAATTCGTTTGCTGAAATACTGCCTAACCATAACTTGCGGTTTATTCCTAACAATCAAATGACCGTAAGCCAAGACACGATTACCGGGCGGTTAAAGTATACCTATTCGCCTAACGGGAAAATTAAGCGAGTGATTCCACCTAACAAGGTGCTACACTTCAAATACTTTACTCTTGATGGTGTAGCTGGATTAAGCCCCTTGTATGCCTTAAAAGATGAGTTGGGCGTACAAAACGCTGGTAATAAGTTATTACTTAACTTCTTTAATAACGGGATTCACGGCACAACGGTAGTCAAGGTTAATCAAGCTGATCTAAACCCCGAAAGTATCCAGAACATTCGTAAGAAGTTCGATGATGCCAATTCTGGGCCTAACTCAATGAAAACCGTTGTGGTAGATGATTCTATGGACGTTAGCAATCTATCGCTCAATACAGACGTGTTAAAACTGGTCAACTCTAACGACTGGACGACAAGACAGATTGCCAAGGCGTTTGGTCTGCCCGTTGAACGATTAGGGCTAGAAAATGAGCATAGTAACCAGCAACAAAGTAACTTGCAATACTTACAAAGTACCCTGCAACACTACTTTGATTGTTTCACTAGCGAACTATCGAATAAGTTTGGCAAGGACTTTACTTTTAACACCGACAAGCTGCTAAGCCTTGACCCTGCTACCATTCAGCAACAGGCAATTGACGGCTATAACAATGGCTTGCTGACCAGGAATGAAGCCCGTAGCAAGTTAGGGTTGCCACCGACCAGCGATGGTGACAGCTTTAACGATGATTCAGAGAAAGGAATGATTGAAGATAATGGAAGACCGTCGCTTAACAATTAACGCTGAATTGCGAGCAGCAGAACCCACACCACAGCCGACTGCACAGCCTGCTAACAGCAATCAACAAGGTAATGCGGATAATAATAACCCACAGCCTGCTAAAACACCCCAGAATGGCCCCAAGAAGCTATCTGGTTATGCGATTGTTTGGAACACTCCTAGTAAAGACTTGGGCGGTTTCAAAGAAGTTGTTTCACCGGACGCACTTAAAGGCGTTGACCTTTCAAATGTGCTGATGCTTAATGACCATGACTATACACAAGTTCTGGCAAGCGTTAAGGCTGGCACTTTGAAACTAACACCAGATGATAAGGGGCTTCACTTTGAAGCTACTTTACCTGACACCACTACGGCTAACGATGTATTCGCCAACGTTCAAGCTGGCAACCTTGATAGCTGTTCATTTAGTTTCGACGTTGACGATGGTTCAGATAAGTGGGACAAAGACGACCAGGGCAATATCACCCGGACTATTAATCAAATCAAAGATTTATTTGACGTTTCCGTTGTGGCCGTGCCTGCCTATGATTCCACTAACGTAAACACCGACAACGATAGTAACAATTCAAATTCAAGCAACAGCCAAAACGTAAAAGTAAATACACGTTCCTATGAAAACTTTATTAAGGGGGAAAACAACAAAATGACTGAAAAGACTATTATTAATAACAACGAAAACACTGAAACTCGTAGTTTTGAAAACTTTATTCGTTCACGTGGTGAATTGCGAGACGGTTTAACCACTAGCGGTGTGCAAGCTGTTATTCCAGAAGAAGTAGTAACACCTGTACTGGAATTAAAGAACAGCAAGTATAACTTGGCTCAATACGCTACCGTTAAGACTGTTTCTACTGGCTCTGGCCACTATCCTATCGCCAAGCGTAATGATAAGGCCGTTCTTGCTACCAAGGAAGAACTGGCAGAAATTGCGGACGTGGATGCCAATATGTTTGAAGATGTTCCGTTTGATGTCAAAACTCGTGCTGGTAAGATTGCTCTTTCAAACGAAATTGTGGATGATTCAGCCGTTGATATTGTAGCCGAAGTTAAGAACCAGCTTCAAAAGTTGGTTGATAACACCGACAACCAGAACATCATGAAGGTATTGACTAGCGACACATTCAAGAAGGAAACCGCCACTTCTACCGACGACTTAAAGAAGATCTTTAACGTTGACCTTGACCCAGCATTAAACAAAATGTGGTTAGTCAACCAGTCTGGTTTCAACTACCTTGATACTTTGAAGGACAATGAAGGCCGTTACCTGTTACAACCTAACCCGGCAGCAGCAAGTGGTTTCATTCTGTTTGGTGCCCCAGTGGTTATGATTAGTGACGCAGTTATGGCTAATAACTCTGATGGTTCCTTCCCATTGATTGCTGGTGACATTGCTGAAGCGGTAGCCGTATTCCGCCGCAACCAAGTCACCGCCCAGTGGGACAAGTTCGACCAGTTTGCTCAAGGCTTGTCTGTAATTGTTCGTAACGACTACAAGCCTATTTCAAGCGATGCCGCTATTAACATTTCACTTTCTGCCGCTAAGACAACCAAATAAGTAACAAAATAATTAACAGTCAACTCAAAGAGCCTACCTATTCGCAATGAGTAGGTAGGCTCTTTTTAGTTAGGAGTGATACAAAATGACAGAAGATTCAACAAACCTACCAGAAATTAGTGTAGACACCATCAAAGATGCCCTACGGATTGATGGTAATGATGATGATACATTGATTGAAGGCTATATTGATACGGCCAAGGAATACGTAGCCAATGCGATTACAGACGAACTCAATAACGAACAGCTGACAAACAGTCGTAAATACCGCCTGGCCGTGATTATCCTGGTCCAGTTCTGGTATAGCAACCGTGCTACCGATATGAAACAAACACCATATCAAGTCCGTTCACTGATTCAACAATTGCGAGGAGAACTATGGAAATGATGTATAGTTAAGCCCAACTTATACATTTTATGTATGGTATAATAAAAATGTACCAGTAATACTGGTACAAAATAAATAGCTTTCTCGATACTTTTATCTTTATTTTCTTTGAAGACTGGCTGAATCTTCATGGAGCTGCGAAAAGCTATTCCTTATAATCTCGTTTGACTACACCGCCGTGATGTCTGCTCACCAGGAGACTGGCAGAGCTTGTAGCGGCACTGGCACCAGTTAAATGGTGCCTTTTTTTATACCCAGTAATCACAGTAAAGGTGGTTACAATTATGCGAAAAGATATTAAAGAAATTCGCCAAGTGCTAAAAGATTATTCAAGAATTAAGCATGATTTGAAACAGGTAAGTTTTTTGTCTAGTCCCCGTTTTGATGCGGTAAACTCTCACAGCAACTCAAACCATACTGAAAGTAAATTCATCTACCATGCTGATTTGAGCTGGCAATTGCACCGGGTAGAAGATGCCATTGATAACATTAAAGATTCAAAATACCGATTCATTATTAAAAACTATATTATCAATAAAAAATACACCCGTTCTCAAATGTGCCAACGCTATGGAATTGGTTTGCGTAGTTTTAACAGCATGAAGAACCGGGCGCTAGTTGAATTCGCTAAAAATTATGGTATGGATTCGCTCTTAGACGAAATGAAAAAGCCCCAGGTGTACGATTAACTGTCTCACGTTGTCTGAAAGCCGTATAAAGTTAGGTGAATTAAGATGTGTATGGACGAAATAAAAATAATAAGACAATGGTTTAAGGATTATTACAAATGGAAAATAAAGGCCGGCCGTTTGAAGCCTCGTCAACGTGCTATAAGAATTACCGGACTACCTAAAAGCAAGCCTGCCGACCCCGACAGTAAAATGATTCAATACACTAACGCCACTAATGAATGCCAACAACGCCTAGACCTATTGAAAATGATGGTTGATACAGAAAAAAACGGTAAATTATATGCTGACATTATCGAAAAGCGGTATTTACGAAGGTGGACAGTTGTTAAAACAATGGGATATTTAGGAGAACATTACAACCTATATTTAAGTAGACGCGCTTTAATACGTTATGAGCGTGAAGGACTACAATTGGCGCTGGATTTAGTGAAATAAAAAAACCATCACGTTTTGTTGTGATGGCCACGCCCAGACAATATTTAATTTCTATACAACATTTCATACAACATTTATTTGCAATTCAATGCTATTTATTGAAAGTTGTATTTCTCAAAGCCCTATTATATCGGCGTTTTGAAGTTGCTTGCTACTCAATGCAACCCCACAATGGAGATGACGGGAGTCGAACCCGTGTCCAAGCATATCGCCATTTCAATCTCTACGTTCATATCTCAACTATTTAGATTTCACTAACCAAAACGCCGTTGATCAGGGCAACTATGGTTAGCTAGCTTGATTAATCTCTTCTTATTACTTCAAACGGGAGTAACAAGCGTAGTCCACTAATTATAAAACCCATTGCCGCACCATGGACGAACCCGGAATGGATCTACGCGCGCTACTTGTTAGGCAGCGTATGCGTAAGAGTTTGAATTATTGTTTGCAGTTATAATTTAAAACTGAGCGTTTTTACGAAGACGCAACCTTCGAAACGCAATTGAAACTCGACCTATACCTGTCGAATCCATAAACATCCCCATAAGAGGTACACCTATTATACCACATTTGTATAAAAAAGCGAGACTATGAAGATTACCTTCTTAGTCTCGTTTTGCTTGTGCGCCCGGCATGGGTATTAGCTAGGCGGTGAGAGTCCGCTATGGGCCGTAGTAGTCGGAACCATGAGCTGAGGACAAAGGTGTCCACTGTGAGGTGGAATCTGAAGGAAGTCTAAGGCAAAGTACTGCACCGATGAACAAGAAGTAGCTATAAGGCTGGAACTAACTGGATAAGACTGCATGACAAGTTGAAGTCCAATACTACT